TTAACCACCAGGTCCGAGGTTCGAGTCCTCGAGGGGGAGCCATTTTGGACGACCATGCGCAACAAGCGCTTGATCGTTAACATCAGCCCCGTTTCGGAGTAATTCCGGAGCGGGGTTTTTGTTTTTTACGGCGGTTTTGTTGTGATCGCAGTCGTGGATATCGGCCTGCAGGGTTTGTTCAGGATCGCCCAAGTACATCCGCAGGTCAATTACGTCGCTATGGATGGTTATCTCTTTTATAAGGGCGAATATGAGGCTTTTCTGGGCATCCGCGGGGGCTTTGTCGAGGTATTCCAAGGCGAACTGCAGGGTTTCGTGGAGGTAATTGGCCGAGTTGGCCGTCATGTCGTTAGCCGTTTTTTGTGTCCGCAGTTTGGTTAATTTGTCCTCGAGCATTATGATTTCGTTATCTATTTCCGACATCTTTGTTTTATAAGCCGGGCCTTGTGTTACGGTGCCGGTCATAGCCAGATCCAGCAGGGTCTTGGCTTCATGCTGACATTCGTTCAGCTTGGCTTCGGTTTCCGCGATCATGGTGTCGATGCGCCCGGACATCAGCTGGGCTTCGCGCATGGCATCGCCTATGCCTTTGATGATGATCTCCCTGTTCTGGGAGGCTTTCCGGAAGTATCCGATCAGTGCCCGGTCAAAGACCGGGGCCGGGATGCCCAGTTCGTTGCATCCGAGTTTTTGTTTCGACCTGCCGCAGATATAGTAATGAAACTTCTTTCCATCCCGCCCTTTGTTGGAGGCCGATATCAGGTGGCTTCCGCATTTCCCGCACTTGAGCAGTCCGCTCAATAAATAATTATAGGTTTTCGGTCTTCTGCTGAATCCATGGCCGGGCAGTTTTGCTTTGACGATTCTATTGGCTTTCTCCCAGATCGCCGGTTCGATCATGGCTTCGTGGTTTCCTTTGTGAAGTTCATTCGCGTAGAGGATGTACCCTTTATAAAAAGGGTTTTTGATGACGGATGACAATGTCTGTTTGCGCCAGACTTTGCCGCGGCAGGTTCGTACGTTTTGCCGTTCCAGTTCTTGGCCGATCTCCATGAGCGATTTGTTGTTTGCGGCCATTTCCCAGATGATCCTGAGTTTCGGCGCGAGTTCCGGATCCAGAACAACTTTGTGAGGTTGTCTGCCGTTGGGCAGGCGCTCGCCGTCTTTTTCCAGTTTATAACCGTGCGCCAAGAAACCGCCGACCCATTTGCCTTGGCGTACGCGGGCGATCGCGGAGGCTTTCACGCGTTCGCCGGTCAGCTCACGTTCGAACGCGGAGAGGATGCCGAGTATTCCTATAACTACGCGGCCGATCGCGGTGGAGCTGTCGAGGTTTTCTCTTACCGAAATAAAATCGACTTCTTTTTCGCGGAATAAATCGATGAGGGAATAGAGGTCGCGCGTGTTGCGTGTGAGACGGTCGAGCCGGAAGAATATTATGCCGTCGATTTTCTTCTGCCGGACGTTCTCAAGGATCGTCTGTATTCCCGGACGGTTCAAATCTTTTCCGGAATAGCCGTCATCGTTGATTATTCCGTTCTTGCCGATATCTCCCAATTCATAGCCGAACGCATCGAGCATGTTTTTGCAGTGATGCGCTTGCGCGTCCAGTGTCGTGAAATCGCCCTGTGCCTGATCATCGGTCGAGCATCGGGTGTAAATCACGAATCGTTTCTTTTCTTTCGATCTAATTATTTTTGTCATGTTGGTCATTCAAACTCGTTTTTTGCATTGTGACCCAACCCTATAATGGAAGCTGTCACAAGTCAAGCTATTACAACATCTTAGAGCCTCTCTGCGCGGAGATCGCAGACTCTTGCTCCTTTGGCTATATACGTCGATTTCCGGCAATGTGACGGAAATTTTTTGTCTTTTTGAACTTTTTTTCGGCAGTTTTACGGAAGTCGACGTATGTAGCCGGTAGAGGAGAGTTTGATGGGCGCAAGGCAAATATCCAATTTCGAAAAACGGTTTAAGCGGGGATTCAATGTCATTTATCCGGACAAGCCATTGGAAGGTGTTGCCCGGACAATGCAGAACAAGAAGATCCTTGAAGCCGTCAAAGCCGTTCTAACTGGAATATTAAAACGAGAGCCGACGCCTGATGAACTATCGGGATGCAAGCCAATTACACGATCGAACAGACCATAAAGTGGTCAACGGAATTCATGAGGCTAATTTCCGGACACTGCCTAACAAAGGGGTGTCCCTATTAGTCAAAACTATCGCGATTTATTTGAGGAGTGGGAGTTACGAGAGGTTCGTTGCTTGATCAAGGATGCTCAGCGCGAGTACGCCTTTTTGAAGAACGAGAGCTTCGACGATCTTCTGCAGGAATGTTTGATTTACTGGTTTTTCGTCAAAGACCAGTACCGGCCGGAAGCCGGAGCATCACGGCGCACATTTTTGAACAGGATCACGCGCAATAAGCTGGCGGATATGGCGAGGTTTGAAGGGCGCAATAAACGAAGGGTTTTCTCAATCAGCGAGTCGCTCGATGCGATGGACAGCGACGAGGAATTAATCGGGAAAAAGGAGAGGATTCTGATGGTGGAAGAGCAGACGATCTCAAAAATTACGGCGGCGGATCTTCCGGATGCGATGGCCCGGGCAACCGCAGGCCTGTCGTTCAGGCAAAAACAGCTTTGCCGGTATTTGTCGGAAGGGATGAGTCTTGTGAAGGCTGGCGAAAAGATGGGCATCCCGCGGACGACGCTTCAGGAGGAAGTTAAGCGCATCCGCGAAGCGTTTCGTAAAGAGGGGCTTGAAGAATATCTGAGGTAATCAGAGAGGAGGAATTGCATGGAGTTCGTTTATAAGTTCGAGTTCGATGAAAGGATCGATAAACAGCTGATTCAGGATCAGATGGAATCGGCGATGCGCGCGGCGCGCGGGGTGTTCGGGAAAGCCCGGGTCAAGATGGACGGGTCGTTTCTCTTGTCCGGCCATCGCGTGATCATTCATGTAACTGATGACGTCGGCGCGCTTCTGGCCAGTGTCTTTACCGAATGCGCGACCGAGAAGATCGGTGAGGACTTTTTTATCGTTGAAAGAGTTCCAAAGAGCAAGGAAAGGAGACCGGATGAGAGTCAATAAGGGATGGAAAGAAATCTATAAAAATCTGAGCTGGTATAACCGGCGCAAGCTTGTTGAAGCCAACCGGCCCTTCGGCAAGGATCCGAAAGAGTTCAGGGAAACAATGATGTGGCTTTTGGCGGGCTTGTCGATCTTCGGTGTTGTTTTGAACGTGCATAAAGACCCGGCCGGGTTTCTGGTGTGGATGTTTACGAACGCTTGCTGGGCAGTGATCGATTTTAGAAAACGTTTATATGCTCAGGCGTTCTTGTTCGTTGTGTACTTTTTCTTGGCCTTGTGGGGTTGGATCAGCTGGGCAAGATGAATTGGTCGGGAGGTGAGATAAATGGAGATGAATGAGCCGGTAGACAAATTTTTATCAAAAGAAGAACAACTCTTGCGCTGGTGCAGGCAGAAAAAGACTTTCTCAAAGGCCGAGGCCATATCTTTTGGCACTAATAATTATTATTTACGGGCCGAGAGAACGATCAGGGATTTTGTTCTGCAAGGCATCGTGAGGAAGATCGGCAAGGATGAATGCATCCGGCGAAACCTCAAGGGCAACATGTCTTGGTATGAAGTTGTTTCTTCTTGAGAAGGTTTTTCATGGGAAATATCGATATCAGGGATTTACGAGATGGGAAATTTCTATGGATAGACAAAGCCGCTTTGAATCTGGTCAGCGCGAAGGCCGGTAACCGCGGAGTCGCGGTCTATTCGTGGCTGTGTTATTACGCCAACGCCAAGAATCAAAACTGCTTTCCGTCCTTGCGGACGCTTGCCCATAACTGCAATGTCAGCCGAAGGACGATCATGCGTACGGTCAAAGTTCTTGAGAAGATCGAGATTGTTTCGATTGAACGAAAAAAGGGAAAGCCGAATGTTTATAAATTGCTCAATTCGCCTGTGGATAAAAGTAGTGACACCGTTGTCACCGGTGTCACGCATGGCACCGGAGTAGTGACAGCGGTGTCACCACCTCTGGTGTCATCAGTGTCACCCAAACAAGAATTAAATGATCAAAAAGAAACGAACAAAACAGACGTTTGTTTGCCGGAGCTGTGGATAACTTCCAGTTTACCGTACGGACAGCCGGGCAAGGAGCAGGTAACGGAACTGGCTTCATGGTGCGAGAGGCTTTTAGGGGAGGTTAATTTATACCGGTTGCTTATAGATTACCGCAAGGACAAAGGCTACCCACCCAAGCCGGAGGTAGTCATTGCTCTATGCAAGCAGTTTATGCAGGGGAAAGCCCGGGTGAAGAACGCTTGGGGCTGGTTTAAGAAGGCAATCGATGGGCAAATGAAGCAGGTCTTGATGGATATAAGACTGATGGAGCATGAAAGACTCAAGAAAGAACCGGCTAACATCGGGCAGTTGCTGTCGCAGATCATGCCGCGCCGTGAATAGGTTTACGGGTCCTTGGAAGGGGGTGTCGGGCGAGGGTCGGGCGAGGCGCGAGCCTTCAGTGATGATGGGTAAAAAAATCGATGTCCATGTCCATCACTTTTGGGATTTTGCACATCTGGGGTAAAAACGGCCAAACGGCCTGTTTTCGTCGGGGATACGGGCTTTTCTTGATTAAAAGACACGTCTGCAAGGGGTTCAAAAAGGGCATTTTGATGGACATGAGCGGACATAAAAAAGGAGAAAATCGTGGCAAAAATCAATGTTAAACCGGAAATTGCCGAGGTCAGGGTGGAGGACTTAAAACCGGCACCGTATAACCCCCGGGAAATAACCGAGCCTGCCTATGCGGGGCTTAAGCACAGCTTGGAGAAGTTCGGGTATGTGGATCTGTTGATCGTTAATAAACGGAACATGCGGATTGTGTCCGGGCATCAGCGGTACAAGGTCTTGCAGTCTGACGGGGTGGAAAAGGTCGATGTCATCATGGTCGATCTGGACGAAATCCAAGAGCAGGCCATGAACGTGACGCTTAATAACAGCGAGATTGCTGGTCAATGGACTGCCGCGCTGATCCCGCTTTTGGAGAGGTTGAGAAAAGAAGCTGGTGATGATTACCTCAACTTGCGGCTTCAAAGTCTGCGGGAGAGTGTCGGGGACATGGGTGTCGAGAATCTGGGAAGCGGAAAGACGCTTCCGGATGATATCCCGGAGCCGCCCGAAAAGCCGATCACCAAGAAGGGCGACCTGTGGATTCTTGGCGAACACCGGCTTTTGTGCGGGGATTCTACCAGCGAGGCAGATGTCGCGCGGCTTATGGATGGTCGCAAGGCAAGTTTACTGGCAACCGACCCGCCGTACTGCGTGGATTATACCGGTGCCGATCGGCCGAACGGCGGCCGGGACTGGTCGAATGTTTATCATGAGATTGATATTCCGGACGCGGTGGATTTCATGCGCAAGTTTTTGACCGTGGGCCTTGGGTTTATCAAAGAAAAGACCGCGCTTTATATGTGGCATGCCTCAAAGCGGCGCGCGGATATTGAGGGCCTCTGCAAAGAGATCGGTATTCTGATTCATCAGGAAATCGTCTGGGTCAAGCCGTGCGTCATTTTGACCTATTCGTTTTATTCGTGGAGACATGAGCCGTGCCTTTTGATGTGGGTCAAAGGCCATAAGCCGGAGTATAAGCCGAAAAACAAGGCGATCGGCAGTGTCTGGACGGTTGGATTCTTAAGGACGGGCGATCCTGAAACGCCTGAGTATCACACTGATGTTTGGGAGCTGGACTGGGAAGGCAAAAAGCGCAACCCGGGCCTTGATCATCCGACCGTAAAGCCGACCGAGGTCTTTGCCATACCCATGCGGGTTCACACGACACCCGGGGATGTTTGTTATGAGCCATTTTCCGGTTCGGGATCGCAAATTATCGCTGGCGAGAGGCTGAACCGAAGGGTGTTTGCCATGGAGATCGAGCCGGTCTTCTGTGACGTGGCGGTCAGGCGCTGGGAGGAATTTTCAGGGAAAAAAGCGATAAGGGATAGTAATGGATGAAAAGAACCGCAACCTTGTTGAGATCGCAAAAAAGAAACGCTACATCGCCCTTGTCGAAAAACTGGGGCGCGGTTCGCTGTCGTCCAAGGAGCTTAAAGAGCTTGAGGAGTTCGAGAAATCCGAACAGCGGCCAGCGGGGGTTATCGATGGAACAGTAGATCTGCCGACCTTGTGTGTTTATCTCGAGAAATCCCCGCGGATGATCAGGCGGTATGTCCAGCAGGGCATGCCGGTCTTCAGGGATGCGGTCGGTGAGATCGCGCGGTTTAAGGTCGGGGATGTCTTCAAGTGGTTCTATAAAAAGCAGGGATCGGAAGAGGACAACGGCAAGGATTACTGGGACAAAGAATACCGCAAGAACCGCGCGAAGCTGAGTGAGATCGAGTTAAAGCAGAAAGAAGGGGAGGTCATCCCTTTCGAGGATCACGTTTCGATTGTCAAAAACCAGATCCGGGGTATCAAGGCCGGATTCCTTCGTTTGCCGAAGCACATTGCGCCGAAACTTTATCAGCAGGATCCGAAGGTTATCTGTGAAATGCTTGATCAGGAGATCAGGTACATCATTGAACAATTTGCGGGGAAGCAGAATGTCAATAAAGCTGGGAAGGGAAATCCTTAAAACTGTCGTGCCGTACGCGGCTGTGGAATGGGTCTTGCCGGTCAAGATGACGGTGAGCGAATGGTCGGATCAATTCCGCAGGCTTGATGTGAAAACGTCGGCCGAGCCCGGGCAGTGGGCGACCGCCCGCACGCCGTATCTCAAGGGGATCATGGACGCGTTTACGGACCCTTATGTCGATGAGATCACAGTCATGGCGGCCTCGCAGGTTGGCAAGACCGAGGCAATGTACAACATGCTTGGATTTATCATCGATCAGGATCCGGGCCCGACACTTATGGTTTCGCCGCGCGCGGATGATGCAAAAAGCGTTTCGTATAACCGCGTCCGGCCTATGATCGAATGCTCGCCGGTCTTGAACAGGTACATTCCGATCAATACGGACGATATTACGAAGCTCGAATATCATTTCGACCGGATGATTTTATATTTCGCGGGATCCAACAGCCCGGCAGACCTTGCCTCGCGGCCGATCCGGTATCTTTTCTTGGACGAGGTCGACAAGTACCCGAAGTTCTCGGGCCGGGAAGCGGATCCTATCAAGCTGGCATCCGAGCGTCAGAAAACTTTTTGGAATAAAAAGACGGTCAAGGTCTCGACCCCTACTACGCGCGAAGGTTATATCTTCCGCGAGTACGACAGATCCGACCAGCGCAGGTTTCATCTGCCGTGTCCGCATTGTGGTAAGAAACAGGTTTTACTTTTTGGGCAGATCAAATGGCCGAAGGAAGAATCATCGCCGGAGAGGATCAAGAACAACCGGCTGGCGTGGTATGAATGCGCGCATTGCAAGAAGCGCATCGATGATATTCATAAACAGAAGATGATGCTGGCGGGCGAATGGATCTCGGAAAAAGGCGAGCATAACCGCAACCGGGGTTTCTGGGTCAGTTCCTTGTATTCGCCGTGGCTGACGTGGAGCGACATCGCGGCCGAGTTTCTGAAATCAAAAGACTACGTTGAACTATTGATGAACTTCGTCAATTCGTGGCTTGCCGAGGTTTGGGAGGAGAAGATCGAGGAAACAACGGTTGATAAGGTGCGCAATCTGGCGCGCGATTACGATCAGGGCGTTGTTCCTGATGAGGTATTGGTGCTCACGGCCGGAGTGGACGTGCAGAAAGATCATTTTTATTACGTTATCCGCGGCTGGGGATATTACGAGGAGTCGTGGCTTATTCGGGCCGACCGCGTTGAGTACTGGGACGATATCATCGATTGTTTGTTCAAGACCGAATACCGCAGGGCAAGTTCCGCGGAGACTTTGAGCGTCTATCTGGGATGCATCGATTCGGGTTTCAGGACGGATGAAGTGTATCGTTTTTGCCGCGAGTGGCCGGACAAGACAAAGGCGATCAAGGGGCTTGAAGAAATTACCGGCGGCCGGTTCTACCGCCCGAACAAGATCGATATTAATTCCCGCACCGGCGCGGTCATTCCGGGCGGGCTTGTCTTGTGGAATTTAAACGTCACGCAATATAAAGACAAGATCAACCGCCTTGTGACTTCACAGAATCCGGGCAAGTGGCATATTTTCAAGAACCCTGCAGACGATTATCTGACGCAGTTTACTTCCGAGCATAAAGTTCTCATCCGCAATCGTACGACCGGAAAGGCCAAGGAGGTCTGGCAGAAAAAGAAAGAAGCCGCGGCTAATCATTATCTGGACGCGGAGGTATACGCGCTGGCGGCCGCGGATATCATCCGGGCCCTGAATATGCGCAAGGAGGATTCACCCCGGGTTCATCAGCCGGTTACGGATGAGTCCGGCCGCGGCGGATGGCTTCGCAAAACGAAAGGGTCATGGATTTAATGGGGCGATGGATAGAAAGAAAATCAAACTGGCTGAATAACGGCGGGAGTTCCCAGCCCCGGGAGAAGCCGTTCGGCCGACCGCCGAATGATTCATCGGATTACGGCGTTCGTTTTATTCCTATCCGATGCCCGAAATGTAGAAGCAAAAATACGCGTTGTTATTCAACGCACCCGCCGATCCGGTATCACAGTTGTTATAAATGCGGGCATAATTTCAAATCTGTTGAGGTAGATGATGAGAAATGACTTTTTGCTACTCCGTAGTAACGACCCCATTGCAAAAGTATGAGAATTACATATTATTGAAATAGATACACTTTTTGCGAGACGGCTGATCACCGTTTTCGCGCCCAATAGCAATAAAAAGCTCGTTCTGGTGCACCAGCCGGAACGGGCTTTTTTATTGGGTTCAAGAGGAGGACGCATGGCCGCACCCACAAAACAGGAAATGCTCGAAAACGTCGAGAACGCCATTAACACTTTCATAAGCAATGGCGCGGTTCAATCGTATTCGATTGGTGGGCGGAGCGTTCATCGTTCGGAACTGCCGGGGCTTATAAAATGGCGCGATCAATTGCGCCGCGAGATCGCCGGTTCAGGTGGGGCGACCACATACGCTTCATTCGGGAGGCCGTCATGAAGACGCCGCTGACCGAAAAACTATCCAACGGCTTGGACGGCCTTATTTCTTTTTTCTCACCGCGCGCGGGTCTTAAGCGGCGCATGTACCGCGAAGCTATAAAAGTTACCAGATCGTTTAGTTCTTATAAAGGCGCGTCACGCGACCGTCTTCGTTCATCGTGGATGCCCGGAGGCGGTTCTGCGGATGCTGACCTCTTGCCGGAGTTGAAAGATATCCGCGAACGGAGCCGCGATTTAAACCGAAACGACGCGCATGCATCCGGCATTACCTCAACCATGACCGTGAATGTGGTTGGTTCGGGGATCCGGCCGCAGTCGCGTATTGACAGGGATGAGATCGGGCTTGGTGAAGAAGAAGCGGCAAAGTTTCAGAAAGACGCAGAGCGTGTCTGGAAGAGATGGATTCCGTATGCGGATGCAGGCAGGCGCATGGACTTTTACGAGATCCAACAGCTTGTCGACCGCCAGATTCTCGAAAACGGGGAAGCGTTGATCATTCCGATGATGATCGAGGATCCTTCGTGGCCGTATAGAACGGCGTTGCAGGTGATCGAATCTGACCGGCTGGATACGCCTTCGGATAAACGGGGAGACAAATCAATACGTGCGGGCGTGCGCATAGGCGAAAAGGGCGAAGCGGTTTCGTACTTCATTCAGAAGACGCATCCCGGCGAGTCGCGTATTGCCAAGAGCGGCGATAAAGAATTCATGGAGATTCCGGCGTTCAATGAATACGGCAGGCGCAATGTCTTTCACCTCTACTACGTTTTACGTTCGGGACAGACGCGCGGGGTGCCGTTCTTTGCGCCGGTTTTATCTTATTTCAAGGATCTCGGGGAATACGCGGAAGCCGAACTCGTGGCCGCGAGGATTGCCGCGTGTTTCTCGCTTTTTATAACTTCGGAAGCGTCCATGGACGTATCGGCGGGCGGTGCCTACGAAAGAAATCCTTCAGGTCAGTTTATCGAAAGTCTTGAGCCGGGCATGATCAAGCACTTGATGCCGGGCGAAAGCATCACGTCGTTTAATCCACAGCGGCCGGGATCGAGTTTCGAGCCGTTCGTTGACCGCATCCTGAAGGCAATTTCTGCGGCATTGGGACTTCCGTATGAACTCGTGGCCAAGGATTTCTCGAAAACGAATTACTCAAGCGCGCGGGCGGCGTTGCTTGAGGCGCGGCGTTATTTCCGGATGCGTCAGGAATGGCTGGCGCAGAAATTCTGCCAGCCGGTCTGGGACATGTTGCTGGAAGAGGCGTATTTAAAGGGCGAGATTTCGGCAGAGACTTTTTACGAGAAAAGACAGCGGTGGACTGGGGCTTCATGGATCGCGCCGGGTTGGGAATGGGTGGATCCGCTTAAAGAAGCGCAGGCCGCGGAGGTTGGATTAAGAAACGGGATCGTGACGTATTCGGATCTCTATGCGCAGGACGGCAAGGACTGGGAAGAGTGTTTCGAACAGCGCAAGCGCGAGCAGGAGAAGATGAAGAAACTTGGACTTGAGGTGCAGGATGAAAACAAAGCAAAAGAAAAGCAGAAAAACACCGGTGAAGAAGGCGAAGAGGATTCTGGCGGGAGCAAAAAGCCAAATGGCAATGCCGATTGAGGTTGACGTTTCCTTCACCGATGTGAAAGAGGTGCGAGATGGCCAATAAAGACATTTATTTCAGAGCGGATATCGCGCGCGGCGGGGCTGTGCGGGTTAACCGCAAGGAAGAGGTTATCGAGGGATTTGCTGTCGTAACCAAGGGGGTGACGCATGACGAAAGGGGTGAGTTCGATGACATAGGACTGGATACTGTCGTTGTGTTGGGCAACAAAATCAAAGCCGGAGTCAAATCGAGGTTCGGTCATCCGAATATGTCTAGTACCGCGCTCGGTACGTTTTTGGGGAGGACGAAAAATTTCAGGCGTGACGGCGATATCGTCCGCGCGGACCTGCATATCGATCCGACCGCTCATGAAACACCGGACGGCGACTTGGCCGGTTATGTCATGAACCTTGCCGAAAGCGATCCGCAGGCGTTCGGGTCTTCGATGGTCATCCACTGGGACGAGGAATTCCGCAAGGAGAAAACAAAAGAGGGTGAGGATCTGCCGCCGTATATCCGCGTGAAGAAGCTTTTGTCCGTGGATATTGTCGATGATCCCGCGGCAAACAATGGTCTTTTCGGGATGCCGTTTTTCTCGGAAAGCGTCCGGCCGTCGGCGGAAATGACGGCTTTTTTAGATAGATTCCTAAACCAGCCGGAATCGGTTGCGAAGGTGATCGCGTTCTTGGAAAGGTACGGGGCAAACAAAAATAAGGAGGAAAAGAAAATGCCAGAAGAAATCACGATGGAAAAGCTTAAGGCGGAACATTCCGGCCTTTACGACTCCATTCACGCGCTCGGGGTCGAAGAGGGTATCAGAAAAGAGCGCGAACGGGCGGTTTCTATTTTGAAGAAATCGAAGGTGTTCAAGGACATGTCCGATATCGCCGTCGAGGCGGTCGAGAACGGCGCGACGTTCGAAAACGCGGTCATCAAGTTTCAGGAGAAACAGCTTGATGGTCTGCAGAAAGCGTCGGTGCCGCCATTAGGGCCCGATGCGGAGGAGGAACCGATCAAGAAACAGACAACGCATCTGGAGCGCGCGCGTCAGTATCAGAAAGAGCACGGGTGCAGTACCACCGATGCGCTTAAGGCAACAGCGGACAAAAGGAAATAACCAAAAGGAGGTAGGACGATGTCTCAATTCAATATCGGATCAAAAGCATTTATCGCGGGAGAGGAACTTGAAGCTTACCGCAGGGTCAAGCTGAGTACGGGAAGCGGATCGCAGGTGGAATATGCCGATGCGGGCGAAGCCTGTATCGGGATCACCGCGGCCAAGGCCGCTCTTGGCGAGCATGTCAGCGTTGATTTAAAGAGTTCCGGCAGGACGTTCAAGATGGTCGCGGCCGGAGCGATCAGCGCGGGAGGCAGTGTTTACGGAGCCATTGACGGGAAGATCAGCGCAACCGTGAGCGGTTCTATCATCGGCAAGGCGCTGGAAGCATCAACAGGCGACGGTGAAGTTATCGAAGGGCTATTTGCCTAATCAAAAGGAGGAATGAAACATGCCAGACTATCAGGGAACAAGAGCAGTACCGAGACTCGAGTTGGGGGAAGCGGCGTTGGAGTTTATCCAGTCGCAGGATGAGTTTATAGGCACGAGAGTCCTGCCTATTTTTCAAACCAAAAAGAAAGCGAGCATCTTTCCGGCGATCACCCGGGAGAGTATCACGCGCGAAGCTGATACCAAACGCGCGCCTCGCGGCAACTACAACCGGGACACCTTTCAGGCGAAAGACCGGCAGTACAACTGCGAAGAGCACGGTTTGGAAGGGCCTCTGGACGATTCCGAACGGGAAATGTACGCCACGGATTTCGATGCCGAGCTTACGACCGTTCAGATCGTGACGCGCAGGGTTCTGCAGGCGCAGGAGAAGAGGATCGCGTCGAAGGTTTTCGATACCACGGTTTTTACGGGATCGAAGCTTTTTACCGACTTCTCGACCGCGCCTTGGGATAACGCCTCAAGCGATGTCATCGCTCAGGTGAGAGCCGCGCGCGAACAGGTGAGGCAGAACTGCGGCATGGAGCCGGGAACGCTCATCATGAGCAAGGCGAACATCGACCGGCTTCTCGGCAACGAGAAGATCAAGGCCGCGATCCAGTATGTCGCAAGGCTGACGGAAGCGGAGATCCTCAACGCCATGGCAGATATTCTCGGCGTGAAGAGGATCCTTGTTGGCAAGGCGATCTACAACACCGCGAAAGAAGGCAAGGCGTTTCAGGGCGCGGATATCTGGAGCGACGATTATGCCATGGTGGCGGTGATCGGCGAGGGGCAGAGACTGTCTGATCCGACCGTGGGAAGAACGTTTCTCTGGACGGCGGACAGCCCGGAGAATGCCACTGTCGAGCAGTATCGCGATGATGCGGCCAGAAGCGATATCTTCCGCGTGCGCCAGCATGTGGACGAGTTGATCGTTGATCCGTATTTCGCGCATCTGATCAAGGTTGACGCTTAATCACGAGGGATGCCCGGGGGCGTAACTGCTCCCGGGCCCCTTTTGGGGGCATGTTCATGAGCTTAAAAGAACAAATGCCGAAGGATGCTGTCGGTTGTTTCTTGAATATGGGCGAGTTTGCCGAGGAGATCACGTATACGACCGGTGCGGGAGTATCCAAGGTAATCCCGGCCGTGGTTGTGCGCTATGAGCTTACACCGGCAGAGGAAAACATCAACCGGTCGCTCAAGAAACAGGCAGAGGTTTATATCGCCAATGATGAAACGAACGGTATCGCGGCAGTAAGTAAAGCAGACGACCGCATCACGCTTAAAGACTCGGAAGGATTCGACCGCGAGGCTCGTATCAACGATGTCATCAGCCGTGATGAGGGGATGTGGCATCTTCTGGTGGGGTGGTAGGCATGGTGCAGTTAACCACAGAGATTGATACAAGGGCGCTGGACAGGGCGATCAAGATCGCGCCCCGCGTCCTTAAGTTCGAACTGGCGGACGGGCTGGATCGTATTGGCAAGGGGTTTTTGAAACGGTTCAGACAGCAACAGCTTCAGGGCCCACCGGGTGTGCGAGGCGCGTCCGGTCATGGGCTTTTCGGCACGTTCAAACGGGTGTTTTTGGTGTCACCCGAGATCGAGGGTATGGGCATCGAGGTCTTTTCGGAATCAAAGATTGCCAAACTGCACGAGACCGGAGGAACGGTCAGGGATCCCGGCGGCAAGCGGCTGGCAGTGCCGTTGTCGGCGCGGTCGGAGATGTTTACGCCTTCGGGGAAACTCCGAGCGCGGTATAAGAAGCCCAAAGAGCTGAAAAACGTCAGGGCTTTGCGATGGAAGGGCGAGACGTTTCTTGCCCGGGTGACGAAACGCGCGCAGAAGATTCTGCCGTTGTATGTGCTTAAAAGGTCAGTTCGTATTAAACCGAGGCTGGGGTTTTACCGGACATGGGACGGCCTCGTGAATTACCGGATAGATATTTTGAATAAATCGATCGAAAAGGCGTTGAGGAAAATCTGATGGAAACGGTTAGAGAACGGATATTGCAAAACATCAAGACTGTACTTGAAGGCGTGACGATCGCCAACGGGTACAACTTTGATTTTACGCCCGCCACCGTACAGCGCTGGTCGATGCACGGCAACAGAATGGTTGATATGCCGATGGTGGTGATCAGCCCGGGAGATGAAGACGAGTCGAGCCAGCCGAATCCGTTCGAAGAATGTCTTTTAACTTTGTACCTCGACATATTTTTCGTGAACGACGAGAACGACCCGGTGCCGACCGATACGTATTTAAACAGACTGCAGGGAGATATCAAGAAGGCGATCCTGCAGGACTCCACGCGCGCGGGCAATGCGGTGGATACGGATGTTCTGGGGACAACGCCTTTTGAGACGACCGAGGCACAGCCGTACGCGGGAATCATCATGGAGGTTCGCGTCCGCTATCGTCATTTGCGGACGGATCCGACAGCAAAGAACTAAAAGGAGGGATTGCAATGTCAATGCTCATAAGAAAACGCCAGCTTGCGGCAAAAATTGAGGCGGTCGAAGGTTCTGCGGAAACACTTCTGGCGGCCGACGCAGGCATTCTGGTGAATTTTTCACCGAAGGCAAGTTACGATCCGCAGATGTACCAGCGCGACCCTGTGCGCGCGTCTTTGACCAAGATGGGGAAACTGGCAGGGAAACGTTCGGCAGGGATCGATTTCAGTATCGAGTTGAAAGGTTCGGGATCGGTTACGGTTGAGCCGGAGTGGATGCGGTTGGTCAGGGCCTGCGGGTTTCAATCGAACGCGCTTAAGAAAATATCGATTGGGGCGATCACCAGCGGGCCTTACCAGCATGGAGAGGTCATTACCGGAGATACGTCAGGCGCAGTCGGCCGGGTAGTGATCAAGACCGCGAACGGTGCGGTCGCGCTTTATTATGTCGCGCTCACCGGAGTTTTTGAGACTGGGGATCACATAACGGGCGCGGATTCCGGTGCGGTCTCGACTGCTTCATCCGATCCGGCAAGCGCGGGTTTTGAAATAAAGCCGATCAGCAGTTCCGTGGTTTCCTTGACCATGGGGCTTTATGAGGACGGCGTGGCGAAACTTCTTAAAGGTTGCCGCGGGACGGTCAAATTTAACTTCAAGATCGGCGAACCGGCCACGCTCGATTTCAGCTTCAAGGGCGTTGAGCATGGAGTTACGGATACGCCGATGTTTACCGGTGTGAGCTTTGACGATACGGTGCCGCCGGTGCTTTTGAACGCGGTCATGTACTGCGACGGCGTGTCGCTTAATGTCGGCGAGATGGAGATCGACGTATCGAATACGCTGGCTTCAAAAGACAAGATCGACGATGCAAAAGGGATTTTGTCCTACATGATCACCGGCCGGGATATGCAAGGGTCGTTCAATCCGGAAATGGTGCCGGTTGCTTCGCACGATTTCTTCTCCAAGTGGTTCAGCAATGCGCCGATGGTTCTTGATCTGGCGTACGGAGAAACCGATGGCAACAAGTTCCGGTTCTACGCGCCCAGTATCGTTTACAACAAAGTCGATGACGGCGACCGTGACGGCATTCAGCTAGCGCAAACGTCGTTCGATCTGACCGGTTCGATGGAGCCGGGGGATGATGAACTCGCATTATTACTTTTATAAACAGGAGGTGGTTCATGCTTACAGGAATTGATGTCAATGCTACGCGTGAATATGTGTCAAAACTTGATCCGGACAAAGAAAATCCAAGTGTTTTTCATATCGGGCTTCTGGATCCGGTCTTGAGGGCCGAGGTTGACGATGAAAGCAGTACGTATGAGATGAGTTCAACCAACCCCAACGACAAGGCCAAGGTCAGGCTCAACTGGAACAAGCGGCAGATTACGGCGATCAAGTTCGGGCTTAAGGGCCTGACGAATTTTCTGGATCCCGAGACCAAGAAGCCGATCGAGCTTAAGTTCGACACGATTCATTACGCGGGCAAGATGAGAAATGTTGTTCCGGACAGGATCATTGCCATGTTCCCGAACGAGTTGAGACAGGAGCTGGCCGAGGTCATTTTGAACGAATCGAAACTGTCGGAGGGCGAGCAAAAAAACTGATCGTGGCGGTTCATTTGGGCGGCCTCACCGTGAACTGCCAGAGCTGTTTAAGCGGGAGAAAGATTCAATGCGAATATGAAGTGCCCGGGCAGGAAGTCTGGGAGCTTAACGGAACGCAGTATCGAGGATGCCCTTTTAAGATCGTCACACGTCAGTCGGCGAGCTTCATAAGGGCATTTCAGTTTTATCGGCAGGGATATTTGCCGAACGCGGGCGGCTGGATCGACCAGTCGGCCAAAATGCTCGATGCCTTTGAAGTAATCGAAAAGGAACTGCAGGCAATCGAGCAGGAGATGCAGAAAAGAAGGGACAGGTTCAAGCGATGACGAATAAAGAACTCTCGATCATATTGCGCCTGCGGGATGAGGCGACAAAGCGTCTGGAAGGCGTGCGCGGAAACCTGCAGAGATTTGCCAATGCATGGAAGCAGAATTGGCTGGCGATTACCGCGGCCATTACGGCAAGCATCATGGCGCTTCGTAAGGCGTGGGATCTCATGGAAATGGGAGCCAAGGCCCAGCAGATCGAGCAGAGTTTCAGCCGCATGGCAGAAAGCGTCGGTATAGACGCACAAAAAATGCGGCAGGCGATCATGGCGGCCTCTAAAGAAACGGTCAATTTCTCCAACGTGGCAGACAAGGTTTCGGCGCTTATGGCGCAGGGTTTGAACATGGATCAGGTCGCGGCGCTCATGAAGCAGGCGCGGGCTGAGGCGCGGATATTCGGCACCACGACCGAAGAGGCGTTTCAAAATATTTCAAGTGCGGTCACCGGAGGTCTGGTCACGACCTTGAGGCGTTCGTACGGCCTTCAGTTGTCGCTGAAAGACGCGGCGGAGGAATACGCGAAGGCAACCGGCAAGACCGTCGAGCAAGTCCAGAAGTATCACATGGCGCAGGCGATGGCCAATCATATTCTCGCGCAGAGCAAATCGCACCTTGAAGCGGTGAATCTCGAGATGATGACCAGCTACGAAAAGGTGCAGATGCTCAAATCCCAGTGGAATGACTTTATGGAAAAAGCAGGGCAGTCGCTCTGGCAGGTTCTGGGGTTTCTGCAGGGCTTTGCCAATCATCTGGTGGCAGGGGTTTTCACGATCCTTGAGTACGGCGCGGGCGCGGTCAAAGGGTTCATTCAGGGCATAACGAATGCCTTAAACGGCCTCTTGGGTTTTGCGGTTGATTTCTTTCAGGCTCTCATGGTTCCGCTCATTAAATTCTACGATCTTCTGGGAAAGTTACCCGGTAGTGTCGGCGAAACATACCGGCAGGCGTCCGCGGAGGTAGAGCGGTTTTCGCAGTCGCTGGAAGAGAACAAGATTCAATTTAATGTCGAGGGTCTTACTCAGGGGCTTGAAGAGGCGCGAACGGCATTCAATTTGGCGGCTCAGGAAAGCGCGCGGGACGCGATGAAGCAGTACGACCTTGTATTTGCCAAGGTCAAGGATACCGGTGACAAGACAGCGGAGATTTTGAAGAACGTAGCCAAGGACGTGGGAAAGAGCGCGGAAGCGGCCGCTCAGCAGTTTAACGTCATGGAAGAGTTTGCCAAGCAGTCGGCGCATAACATGCAGAACGCGTTTTCGCAGTTTTTCTTCAAGGCATTTACGGGCGAGCTTCGCAGTGTCAAAGAGGTGTTTGCGGATTTTGGCAGGGCGGTTCTGCAGATGATATCGAACATCTTGGCGAAGCTGTTACTCATAAAGATATTTACAGCAATGGCCGGAGCGGGCGGCACGATCTTTGGTGTGCCGGTGGCAAGTTTGTTTCATAGCGGAGGAACGGTCGAAAAGCGCAACCGGGCGTTTATCCGGGCGCATTCGGGCCTTGCGCCGGATGAGGTGCCGATCATCGCGCAAACGGGAGAAGGCGTGCTTTCCCGCAGGGGAATGCAGGCAGTTGGCGGGTCGGACAACTTGCGCGCGCTTAACCGCGGTGAATCTATGCGCGGGGAAGGTGTCACGATCAACGTCAATCAGGTGATTCAGGCGTGGGACGCGCAGGATGTTTGGCGTAACCGCAAGATGCTTTCCAACGCTATTGCCGACGACATTTACAACAACGGGAAGATCCGTTCGGTGATCAGGAGTTACGCATGAGTGATTTTAGCTATTTGCCGGACTTTGTTTTCGAAGAGACGCTGGAATACAAGACGCTTGTTTCGGAGTTTGAAAGCGGCGTTGAACAGCGCAGGCGTAAATGGGCGGCGCCATTACACAAATGGCGGCTCAGGTTTTCCAGCCGGTCAAAGGCGGATATGGAGATGGTGCGGAACTTCTTTTCCGCGAAATACGGCTCGTTTATGGCGTTTACATGGACGAACCCGAACGATGCCGTGGAGTATACGGTTCGGTTTGCCGAGGACAGTTTTAAATTCACGATGAAGGCGTACGAGGTATACGACTTTGAGTTTGATTTTATAGAGGTGAAGTAATGCCGAGAGATGTCAGCCCCTCATTTATCAGCGAGAAATCGAAGCAGGAGAATGCGCCCATCTTTTTATACGTCCTCGAAAAGTATGACTCCATTAATGACTTGAGGATCGCGGGGTTCGATCAGGATGTGACGTATCAGGGGCAGGTGTATTCCAAGTTCCCGGTGACGCATGAGTTTATCGGCGAAAACAATCAGGGGCAGATTGATCAGGTCAAGGTGCGGCTGGCGAACGTATCGCGGTTTATTCAGCTTTATCTGGAGCAGTTCGATCTGCGCGGGAAGAAAGTAACGATCCGCATGGTCTGGGCCGATCGGCTGGCGGATCCGGACGCGCATATGGACGACGTTTTCTACATCGACAGCTATACGGCAGACCAGAAGAGCGTGGAGTTCACATTGACCGGCAAGTTTGATGTCTTGGGCGTTGATCTACCCGCGCGCCGGTATGCACGTAATTACTGCGCATGGAAGTTTAAATCGACCGAGTGCGGGTACACAGGAGGAGAGGCTTCATGCAACAAAACAAAACAGCGGTGCAAGGTGCTGGAGAATTACCACCGGTTCGGAGCGTTTCCGTCCGTGCCGACGCGCCGGATCTACGTGATGTAGAAAAGGCGATCATCGGGAAATATCTCGGGATCCCGTACCGCCACCGGGGCCGGACGATGGAAGGCCTCGATTGCTGGGGATTTCTCAAACTTGTTTATGCGGATCTGGGTTACCGGCTTTTCGATATCGAGGATCTGGAATACAGCAAGGTGTGGGGTTTAAGCGGCAAGGACTATTTCAAGGAGCATTACGGCCACGATTGGGATCGCGTTGAAACGCCGCAGGTATTGGACGGCGTCTTGTTTGTTAATTCGAGAGGTATTGCCGATCATGCCGGGATCGTTCTTGGCAAGAGGCGGTTTATCCATTGTTGCCGTCAGGGGGTCGTAGTGTCGAGGCTCGATGATGTTTCGTGGAAAAAGAAAACAGAAGGATTTTACAGGTTAAGAAAATGATATCCGTTCGTAATATCGATAATCCATTCAAACTCGAGGAGGCGCAGGTTCTGGAGTTTACCTATTCCAGAAGCAAATCCGTGCGCGATTATCTCGACAATTCCGGGTTTGATTATAAAGACAAACGCGTGATCGTTACCGGCAAGTGCATAGAAGACCTTGATTTGCGTATTGAGGAGGGTGACGAGATCGTGGTCGCGCCGGAAGTAAAGGCACCGGTGGTGGCGGTTATTTCGTTTATTGTTTCAGCGGTCTGGGCGGCCGCGGTGGCGCATCCGTTCTTGTTCACGTTCTTTGTTCTTTCGATGGGTTACGCCATTTACCAGTATATGAACCAGCCGAAAATGCCGGATTTCAATCTCGGTTCAGCCGGGATGGATGAGGGATCGCCCACATACGGCTGGGATGGGGTACAAACGATTCAGGAGGTCGGCGTGCCGGTTGCCGTGGTTTACGGCGAGCATCGTGTTGGCGGCAATATCATCAATCAGTTTCTTTGGGAGGATGGCGATAAGCACTATTTGAACGTTCTTCTGGCGATCTGCGAGGGTGAGATCGAGTCGATAGAAAATATCGAGCTGAATAATAATCCGATCATTAACTTCGAAGGCGTATCGATTAGCAAACGTTTCGGCACGAATTACCAGAGTATGATCCCGAATTTCGAGGATCTGCACAATATTTATCCGGTCAGTGCCAACCTCACGCAAAACAATCCTTACATTTACACCACGGTCGATTTGGATGTCGAGGCGTTCGAGATTCACTTGCGGCTTAATAACGGCCTCTATCAGCAGAATTCCAGCTCCGGGGATATCCAAAGCTGGAGCGTTACTTATCGGGTCGAATATAAAGAGCATTCCGCGGGGACATATATCGATCTGGGCGAGACGACTATTTCCGCGCAGTCGCGTTCATCGGTCAGGCGCGTATTCCGCAAGGCAGGGCTTATCCCGGGTCAGTACGATATCCGCATTACCCGCACCAGCGAGGACAGTTCGCTTCAGCCGTTAAAGCAGGGCGACCTTTTGCTTTTTCAGATCGATGAGCTTAAGACAGATGATTTGAGTTATCCGAACACCGCGCTTTTAGGGCTACAGCTTTTGGCGACCGACCAGCTTTCAGGATCGATGCCAAATATCACATCGGTTGTTAAAGGCAGGAAGGTTTCTGTACCGGATGTCAGAAACGGCACGGATCCGGTTACTTGGGATGATTATTACTGGGATGGGGCAGATTACCGTCTGCTTGCGGATGACACTTTGCTTTCGTGGGACGGTGTGACGTTTGTCGAGAGGTATTCGGCGAATCCGGTCTGGTGCCTGCGGGATTTTATTATCAGCAATCGTTTCGGGCTGGGCGAGTTTATTTCATCCGGAAATCTGGATAACGCTTCGCTTCTTGAGATGTCGCAGTATTGCGAAGAGAAAGTTGCGGACGGTCAGGGCGGCTACGAGAAACGGTTCAGGATGGATGTGGTTATCGACAGCAACAACAGGGCCCTCGACGTTCTCATTCAATTATGTGCCACGTTTAATGCCATGCCGGTCTACAGCGCGGGCGGTTTGGCATTCAAGATCGACAAGATCACGAATCCGACCCAGTTGTTTGGCATGGGCAATATCGTCAAGGACACGTTTGCGCAGAGCTGGAAGACGATGAAAGAAGTGCCAAACGTGATCGAGGTTCAGTTCACCGATAAAGAGAAAAATTATCAGCAGGAAACGATCGCTTATATCGATGAGGAATCGCTGGCTTCCGGTGAGCCGATGCGTAAAAGCCAGATCCGGCTTTTTACGACTGGCGCAAGTTACGCGATCCGCGCGGCGCGTTACGCATTAAAGGTGGCGCGGTATATCAATCGTTCAGTCACGTTTAAGGCAGGGATTGACGCGATTGCCTGTCAGGCTGGAGATGTTATTTCGATATCGCACGATGTTCCGCAGTGGGGTTTTTCCGGCAGGGTGCAGGAGGGCAGTACTGATGTGCTTGTCAAATTAGACCGGTCAATGGTCATTGAGGACGGCAAGTCCTACAAGATTCAGGTTCGTTTCTCAGACGATACTATCGAGGAGCGGCTCATTACTTCGCCGACCGGAACGTATATGGAGGTTTCGTGCGAAGCGTTCCCGCAGGACCCGCAGGCTTTCGATGTGTTTGCGATAGGCGAAACGCACAAGGTCAAAAAAGATTTCAGGGTGGTGGCGATCCAGCGGGAAGGCAAGAGTGAGGTTCAGATATCCGCGCTTGAGTATAACGAGGCGGTGTATGACGATTCGGACATCATTCTGCCGCAGAACAATTATTCGTCTTTATCGAGCGAGATCCCGGCCGTCAGCAACCTCAGCTTGACCGAGTCGTTGGTTAAGAAGACAGACGGAACGATCGAGAACGCCATTGATGTCTGGTTTGACCGCCCGGCCTATGTGGATCATTTCGTCAAGTCATACGCCAAGGCAAAGATTTATATTAGCGACGATGACGGTTTAAGCTGGCGCGCGCGAGGAGAAACCTCGGGGACGAATTTCCGGATCATCGGTGATATCGTTGATCATCACACCTATAAAATCAAAGTTACGTCGCTCGATTCCTTAAACGAAGAGAGTTCTCTTGCCTCCGCACCTGAAAGTACGATCACGATTGTGGGCAAGTCAGCCCCGCCTTCGGACGTGTCATCGTTTTTGGTTAACCGAAACAGGGACATGCTGTATTTCGGCTGGACGCCGATTCCGGATGTGGATGTCTGGGGGTATGAAATCCGGCGCGGTCTTGACTGGGAAAGCGCGGAGTTTATTACGCTTCAGCAGGGGACGCATTATCTCACCAAAGATGTCAAACGCGGCATTGGCCAGCGGTACTGGATCAAGGGGATCGATACCTCGGGAAATTATTCCGTAAACGCAAAAGAGGCGGTTGTCACGATTACTGAAATTCCCTTCAGAAATATTATCGCGGAATATCAGGAACAGCCGCTTTGGGAAGGCGCGAAGAATTATGTCGAAAAGGACGGCGAGTCGATCGTGATCACGGACGGCGTTATGTCTGGAACATATACGACACCGGTTAGGGATTTCGGATATGTGGCAAGCGTCCATATCGGGATCGATGTGATTGTTTCGACGTCATTGGGCAGGAGGTTCAATAGCGATGGGGTGACGAAGTTTAACGACAGCCCATCGTATCGATTCACTGGTCAGGAAACGTTAAGAGCGGCCAGCTTTCGGATCCGTACGTCAGAGGACAATATCACATGGAAAGATTGGGAGGACTATCAGCCCGGAGATTATTACTGCCGGTACTTTCAGATTGAACTTGCTCTGCATCGCGAGAATATCGGCGATGAGATCACCTGTTCGACGTTTCAGTATTTTGGTGACCTGCCGGATGTCGATGACTACGGCAACGCTACAGTGGTTTCGGCTGTAGATGGCAAGCAGGTGTTTTTCGGCAAGACCTATCACGAGGAGCCGAGCGTTCATATCGAGATTCGAAGCGGGAACGGCATCTATTCGCAGTTTACAGATAAAAGCATCACCGGCTTTACGGTGAAGCTGTACGACGCTCAGGGCGTGGTGCAGACCGGTATGTTCGACTGGCACAGCCACGGGATTTAGGAGGCGTAATGGCAAAGGGATTGATTCCATACAAGGTGGTTATTGAGTTTGAGAACGGCGAGTTTCTGAACGGAGTCATTTTATATAAGGTCAATGACGGCGGCGAGATCAGTCGGATCAAAAGTATCGGGATCAAGGACGCGGTGTTTAACAAATCGACATTGAACGGTTTGTTGCAGAAATTCATCAAACATGCCAATCAGTCGGAAGGAGTAAGCGATGGTCAAGTTGATCTGTAATAAATGCAAAAAAGAGATACCGGACGACATGGCGTATATGTCGGTCAAGGGCGACATTATTTTGCGTATGCCGAAAAGGAAGCCGGTTGTTTTTACCTGCGCGGAGCAGGCGGAAAACTATGCCCGGCAGATGACGATTCATGATGTTTGCTGGATCCAGATGCTACGCGAGCACGGCATCGAGCTTCACGATATGAACGCGGTTGCCGAGGCGTACCAGAAAAGAGAGGTGGGCGATGGCTTGGGACAAGACTAAACCGGAGAACGACATGCTGTTGATCAATTTCCCTCCGGCTTGCCGGGCCAACTGGGAGGCGCTAGAGCTGTTGACGGACCCGGCGCTTCAGATCACGAATGAGAAGGTGGCCCCGGGCGCGGGTATCGAGGATACGAAGCTGGCGCAGATTACCTCGGCCAGCAAGGTGAGCGGTACGGCTTTGACGGGTCTTGCCAGCGTGTCAGCGGCGGCCGGTGTTCTGCCGACCGAGAATTCTCCTAATAAATTAAAGGCGGATGTCAGCGATACGACACCGGAATATCTGGACGGGCTTATTGATACGGCAATGTTTCAGGTATCGGCAGGCGATCAGTTGCAGTTAAAAGACGGCGGGGTTTCAACCGCGAAGCTTGAGAACGGCGCGGCTTCGCCCGGGAATAACAAGTATTACGGAACGAATGCATCAGGGACAAAGGGCTTTTTCGATAGGACGGCGGTTTACGCCTCGTAGGTAGAATTATGGCGCATAAAATGCCCCCAAAACAATGCTCATCGAATATACCGGCTTGGACGGATCCGGTGCTTACGGATCTGTCTACAAAGGTGCGCAAGGTGCATATCGATGAGCTGAGGTCGTTTTTGAATACCGAGTTTGTCAGGCGCGGGCTTACGCAGGCGTCTTTTACGGATCCTACGATCACGGCTTTGGTGACAGAGATCAGGAAGGTGCATGTCGATCAGCTACGCACGGAATTGGCGGCTTGCAAATCGGGCCGCGGTGAATCCGGGTATTGTCCGCAGGATAGTTCCGGATGCATGGATTTTTCGGATCCTACGATTACGGCGCTTTCAACCGAGGTCAGGGGTATTCACTTTCGGCAGATGATGCAGAAGGTTCAGGCCATCATGACCGGCTGTATCTGCGAAACCGAGCAGTGCCAGTATTGCGCGGACTGCGGATATCACTATACGACTTGTTCGCATGCGGGCGTGGCATGTGATGATCATAAATATTCAGAATGCCAGTATTCGATAAATCATTACTGGAATTGCGCGAGCATTAATTTGCCGTCGAGCGCTGAGCATCCTTACAAATCGGCGAACCCGCCTGTGGCTTGGGATGGATATGTGCCGTGGGATTGGTGTGTGTATACGCCGCCCGGATCGAACTGGGGGACGTGCGAGTATTCGGGCGGGCATAACCATAGCGCGTGGAATTGTAAATGTAACCCGTATTCATGGTGAGGAAATGTTTCAGGATCAGATAAAAGCACAGGAAGTATCGTTCAGGATCGCGCGGCTTGAAGGTGAGAACGCCGTTGGCGAGCTGGTGAACTGGTGCAGAAATAATCTCGATGAATTGACCGTTCAGTGTTTTACGCACAAGCGGTTCATGAGCGTTCAGGCTTTGATTGATGCCCTTTGCGAGGTTTACAGAGATCTGGGCGTTGAAGGCGACAAGGGAAACGTTTCGGTCTTTGTTCTATTTTTGGCCGGTGAGCACAGGGACAAGATTTACGCCTCGCACGTGGTCGAGCTTAACGATACGCACCGGCAGATTATCAGGGACAAACTGGGGCTGGATATCGAGGAGATTGAACCGGGCTTGAGCAAGCTGGACTGGAGGGCGGATGCCGGTATTTGAACTTAAGAACAGCAAGGCGTGCGGCGATCTGCCGTTACAGTGCCGTGAGGTAATCAAGCGATACAAGGATGAGGGTATGTTCGATATCGGTTCGATAACGGACGGCAAGCAGGAATACAGCACAGTTTATTTTCTGATGACGCAGGACTGTAATCTGCGTTGTGCTTATTGCTATCAGCCCAAAGAATTCAGGCAAAAAGACAGCGGGATCACGCGGGATGTTATCGATGCGGCCGTGGACTGGGCCTCGCGCACGTTCGATGAAAGGCGCATCAAGTTCAGCATATTCGGCGGTGAGCCGTTCTTGAATTTCCCGATGATGCAGTACCTCTGCGATACATATTGTATGTACCGCTATGTGGTGACAACGAACGGGCTGGTTCTTTTGAATGATCCCGGCATCCGCGAATGGGTCTTAAGGCAAAAATATCATCTCAATTTGAGCGTCAGTATATCTGCCTTGCGCGGTGTTCTGGGAGAGGGATATCTGGATAAGGCAGGCGCGGTGCTTGATCTCGTAATGGCTAACGGCGGGGATGTTCATTATGTGGTCGATGACCCGGAGCGGCCGGGCATCTATGAGGAGATCATCCGGCTTTATGAATACGGCGTGCCTGTGGTGCGGATATCTTCGGCCCGGCATTGGGATCTGGTGAGGGGCAAGAACGAGCAATTCAAGGAATTATTCAGGCGCGTTGCGGATTACGTTTACTTCTCAGGCGAGCCGAAGTTCGGACGGAGCCAATGGGACATTGCGTTAAAAAACAACATTTATCGCAAATTGAAAGGCATCTCGCTCAAGGACGTGCCGCCGACTTTCTGCGGGTGTGGGTATTTGTATCTGGCCGTGAACAACAAGGGCGAGATATATCCGTGCGATTTCTTCGCCAATTATCCGGAGTTCAAAATCGGGGATGTGTGGAGCGGGTTTAACGATACAGCGTTCTTTTTCAAAAAGATGGGCGACTGGATCGATGAGCTTTACGAACATTGCAGAGACTGCGAGGTTTGCTTTGACGGTGATATCCGCTGTTGTCCGCGCGCAATGTGTCTGGCCGAGAATTACACCGTGACCGGCAATCCGCTGAAACCGGCGGCGAATCACTGCTGGGCGAACCGGATCGAGACAGCGACGTATGAATATATCGCCAAGAAGGCGATCGAGACCGGTATCGATGCTTTGTATTACAAGGGGGCAGTGCGGACATGAGGATCCCTGTCTATAAATCGGTTTATCTGTATCTCACTCACGCGTGCAATGCGAATTGTTCGTTTTGTTACCGAAGAGGATTGTTCGAGAGGCACAAGGTTTCGACGCTTGGGCCGGTGAAGATGTCGAAGGAGACAGCGGCCGATATTCTGGACTTTTGTTTCTCGAAGCTTCAGCTGGCGCCCAAGTTCACGATCTACTTTTGGGGAGGTGAGCCGACGGTTAATTTCGAGGTCATCCGGCATGTGATGGAGAGGTATCCGCAGATGCTATTTCATATGAACACTAACGGTGCGCTGATTGATGAGCGGATGCATGAGTTCTTCTCAAGGCACCGCAATATCGGGATCACATGGTCGTTCGGCAATTGTTATGAGAAATATGGCGGACCTCAGGGCAAGGCGGAGGCGGAACGCTGGATGTTGAAATTGGTGAGGGAAAATCCAAACCACAATGTCAATTTCATGGTCGTGGAGTACGGAAGACTCAAAGAGGACTTTGATTTCATCGCGCGAAATATTACCCGCAATATCACGATCGACCTTGCAACCCGGCACGATCATAAGCCGGAAGATTTGGAGAGGTTTGCGGCGCAGTATTTCGAACTGCTTATCGAGCACGAAAAAGACACGGACCTTTTTCAGACGCTTAATCCGGCGCTTCATAGCAACGCTTATGTCAGGGAATTCGGGCTTAAGGCGCAGGTGCGGGAGTTTCACTTCTGCCGGACGGGCCTTGAACGGCTTTTTATCGATACTGAAGGCGGGATCTGGCAATGCGACAACATGTATATCTGCAGGCATAACCGGCTGGGATCGGTTTATGATGGAATCGATTACTCGAAGCTGGATTATGTCTGGGAGATCGATGAGAACCGCGAGAAGTATCTGGGCAGGTTTTGCGAGAGTTGCGAGCTGTTCAAACGATGCCCGCGCAATAAATGTTTGGGCCTTAACCTCGAGCATATGGGCAATATGCTCGATCCAGAGCCGGGCTATTGCGCCATGAACAAGGTTCTGGCCAAGGTCATTGATAAATATATCCAGTTGGAAAAAGAGAAACGGGAGGGAGTTCATGTCTAACGCGGAATTGGTTGGTGGTAAATCCAAAGACGAAATAAAGAGCATCGATCTGTTCATCACCGAGAAGTGCAATATGAATTGCGATTACTGTTTTCATCCCAAGGGTGAGGCGGTGCTGTCGGTCGAGCAGGGTAAGAAGATCCTTGCTCGGATGAAGGAAATAAGCCCCGCGGGCCTGCAGGTCACGTTCTTCGGAGGCGAGCCGCTTCTCTATCCAGAGACGGTACTTGAGCTTGCTCTTTATGCCCGGGAGCTGTGGCCGCCGGATAAAAGCGGGCGGAACACCTCGACCTTTTCGATATCGACCAACGGCATGTATTTCGATGAGTCAATGTTTAAGAAATTTGCCGAGTTGGGCATGGCGGTTCAGGTGAGTTGTGACGGCGATGAGATCACGCATACCGAATATCGGCATGGCGACTATCCGCGCATCATCGAAAACATGAAGAAGATTCTGGCGATCAAGCCGGATATGAGCGTGCGCATGACGTTCACACCCAAGACAGTCGGAAGGCTGTCGATCAACGTGCAGTATCTACATGAGCTGGGTATTACGAAGATCATGCACCACGCGGTCATGGAAGAGGATTGGGCTCAGGAGGCGGTCGAGCAATACCGCTATCAGCTGACGCAGATTTATCATTATCGCCGCTACTGTAAGCGGCAGGGTCTGCCGATCGAGATCGCATTCATCGATAAGCCGCTCAAGATCGTCAATGATGAGGTGCCGCCGGAGAAGGAATACTGTCAGGCCGGAAAGACCTATATCGCGGTTTTGGATAACGGAGACGTCTATCCGTGTCACAGGGCGGCCAGCGCACGGATATTTAAGCTGGGAAATATCTTTGAGGCTCGGCCGTTTATACGCGGGATATTCCTGAATATCGACAAGGAATACACCGGGTGCTGGAAAAATTGCCCGCATGCACGGACCTGCCACAGTTGCGTGATCACGCACTATAAGGTTAATCAGGAGTTGACGGTTCCGGTCACGAAGTATTGCCGGATATGCGCGGTCGAGAGCGAGCAGGCGCTGGGTTTCCTGCCGGTTGAGCTGGCGGATAGGCGCGAGCGCATGCTTTATAAGGTCGGGCAGGTCTTGGTGGATGTGGCAAAGCAGAATGAAGAAATCTTGGAATCGTTAAAGAAAAAATAAGGAGGGATGGCAATGGCAAAAGTTATCAATCATGAGGAGATCGTGGTCGGCAGTTCGGTTAAGGCGTTGACACCGGCGGTTTATAACCCGGGCGACGGGGTTTCGGCATCGTTTGCGATGATCACGGCCGAAGGCGGTGACATGCGGTATTTCGTCAACGGCCAGAATCCAAGCGCGGCATCAGGCGTGCTTTTGGAGGAGGGCGATATCGTCGAGCTTCCGTCGATTTATCACATCAAGGATTTCAGAGTGATAAAGGCTGGCGATGATGACGGAAAAATTACGGTCACTTACGAAGGTTAAAAGGAGGGTGAAAAATGGATCATATTAAACATCAAAAAAAGAACCGGATCATTACCCGGGTTAATGAAATCGTCACGAATGGCGGTCTGCCTAAAACCGGCCAGACGATGGTTTATCAGATGGGTGATGATGGTTATTACCAGATGGGGTATCCCATCGGCGGAGGGCAGAGGTATATCGATAACGGCGACGGCACCGTAACGGATACGGTTACCGGTCTTATGTGGGTCAAGGATCTGCAGATGGCCGGATTCGGGATGACTATGTACTGGTATGACGCGATCAATGCCTGTGAGAACCTGTTTTTTGCAGGGCATGACGACTGGCGCATGCCGAATATTAATGAGCTTATGTCGATTGTGGATCACTCGCGGTATGACCCGGCATGGGATCCCATGATCTTCGGATACCCTGTTGAGCAATGGGTGCCGTTCTGGTCATCGACAATAAGTTCGACATGGTCTGATGGCGCGTGGTGTTTGTATCCGTATGACGGGTATAAGACGACTTGGGGTAGACCTTACGATATGTGTTATGTGCGGCCGGTTCGCGGCGGACAAGCATAAAAAGGAGGATTTCAAATGGCAAAACCTACAGTTGAATACAAGGATGGCAAAAAAATTGTGACGTATCCTTCCGGTGAAAAGCGGGAGCAGACGAAAGCAAGTTTGACCACTGCGAAGCAGATGTTTCTGAAACGCAGGGAGAAGATCGATGAGCAGATTGCGCTGATTGATGATGACATTAAGAAGATTGGATAGGTTTATGAAAAATGAGGGAAGCTGGACAAGGTTCATCACGCCGGTTTTGGTGACGATCGTTATCTTTATGCTTGGCACGGTTATCGCGCAGGTCAACCGTATAGATGAGAAGTTGTTTCATCATCTGGCTAATGATGAGATCCATATGCCGCGGGCCCTGTATGTGTCTAAGGCCGAGTTTGACCTGCAGAGCCGGTTTATCGAAAAGGAGAACGACCGGATCATCAAGGCGATCGATGAACTGAGAAAGGATTTAAAGAAAGGGGTGGCGCAATGATTACGATCAAGCTGGTTATTGCCTTCGCGCTGGGCGCGGTGGTTGGAGGTCTGGGGATGTTCTTTTATCTGTGGTTAAAAGGCAAGGTGCAGGATGGCGGAAAGCGAAAAATTTAGCGTCCTTAAGTTTCTGGGGAGTTTCGTTCAGTGGTTGCCGTGGGTCAAGACCGCGCGTTACGCGATCGGGATCGCGGCAATCGGCTTGATCGGATTGACGATTTATAAGGCTTTCTTCATGCCGACTCAAACTACGAAGCAGGAGACGCATATCATCGCCCAGCCGGGCGCGCAGGTCACGATCGACCAGAAGCGCGAGGAGAAGAAGTCCGGGCTTGAGGTTCATCCGTTTGTCGAGGGGTACGGTTTCGCGGAATCTGACGATCGAAAAGGGGTCGGAGCCAAGGCCGGTGTTCGGGTAGATTTTTGAGACAAAGGCCTTGCCAACTATTAAACCGTATGGCCCTATACCCTCGAAAGGAGGGGATGATTATGGTTCGTGAAAACATGACGGCAAAAAAGACGCGGTATATCAGCGTCAGAAACGGCGGCGAGGAGACGTACGTCGAAAACATTCCGGTGTTGGGCCGGATGCGGGATCACCTTGAGGCCGCAAAGTTGCGTTTGAGGGAGATCCAGCGGGTTATGCCGCTGGGTAAGTGGTCGATCACGATCGAACAGCAATGGAAGGATGCGGGCGTTACGCACTTTCAGATGCTGGATGTCGTGACCGGAAAATTGCAGGAGTCGGTGCTATAAAACGGGAGGAATTACTCATGGCAAAGAAAGCTAAGAAGGAAAAGACGGTAACCGCGAAAAAGAGCGCGCCCGAAACGCAGGCATCATCCAAGGAAGGGATCGTTATGCATGCCGGGGCTTCGCGCAACGAGCTTATGCTCGCGGCCAAGGAGCGCGGTGTCAAAAACTTCCGCGTTCTCAATAAGCAGGAGCTGGCGGATGTGTTGAAAAATATCGGGGATCAGAAAGCGGTTGATGCGATCGTGGCTGGTGCAGTGACCAGATGGAAGTCCGGCTGGGGAAAGAAGAAGGTGCAGAATGAAAGTCAAAGCTGAGATCGAATTAAAGGTCGAAATGGGTGGGGTGTCGCATGACGGAACCGGTTGTCAGGGCTACCTGCCGGAAGGAACGCGTTACGAGGATATCGTTCGGGTCTTTGGCACGCCTCAGCTTGGCACTTCGCCGGACGGAAAGATCAAGGCAGAGTGGGTCGGCAGGATCAACGGCCTTGTGTTCACGATCTACGATTACAAATCGAAACTGGATCCGGAGCGCAACACCGACTGGCATATCGGAGGCAAACAGAAGTTCGTCGCGGATCTAGTGAGCATCTACTTCACCGCTCGTTAATAATATAAGTATTAAAAAAGAAACCTTCGCTGGTCATTATGGCTGGCGGAGGTTTTTTCTTTTATTTTCCGCATTTGTGATTGACTTTTCCCGTATTTTTGCTATAAATATATAATTATAGCAAATGGAGTTTCCCAAAATGATACCCCCAATATCAGATAGGAATAAAATGAAGAAAACCACCATTGAACTCACTGAAGATCAATACTTTTTTCTCAAAGAAAAGGCATTGGAATTACAGAAACAAAGGAAGCATTATTCTATTGTTTCAATCATACGTGATTTGGTCGAAACAGATATGAAATCATGGAGAAAGAATACTAAAGGACAAAGATCTGGAGCTTAATGTTTTTGCTCTATGAGGAAGAGTAATATGACAAATAAAAAAATCGGGCATGGAGCGGTCAAAGAGAAATCTATTGATTCAAAGATTAGTCGTAAAAAAAAGATCGTAACAGATCAGAAACGACTGGCTGTTTTTGAAGGAGATTCTAATTATGGCACAAACTTATGTGTTGGTGATGAGCGTTTATGTAAGTGCGGACCCACGCATATTAACTGCATGAGTCCAAAGGATTGGTTAAAATCTCAGATTGGAGTCTGGCAGTTTTTTTATGAATCTCGAGATATAAGGGATAAAGCTATTCATCCCGCGACGTTTCCACTATCTCTTGCAAAAAAAATTATTGAGTTGTTCACTCATCAAGGGCAATTGGTTATCGATCCCTTTGTTGGTAGCGGAACATCACTTATTGCCGCAAATGATCTCAACCGGAATGCTGTAGGATTTGATCTTCAAAAGAAATACGTTGAGTTGTGTGTTAATCGGCTTCAGCAGAATCCTAATTTGTTCAATGCTTGTTCTCAGATAGCTGTTCAGGATGACTCGAGAAATATTGCAAAATATATTAGCCCCAACACCGTAAGCCTGATTTGGACATCCCCACCATATGCGAATCTTTTAAACCGATCGCGAAAAAATAAATCACGACGAAACAGAAATAATGATCAATTGGGTAAGGTTGAGCAGTATTCGCAAGATGTTCGAGATCTGGGCACAATGTCAATTGATTCGTATGCGGTTGCCATGGGGGATATTTTCGAAGGATTACTACCTCTTCTGAAAGAGAAGGCGCATTGTGTTATTAACGTCCCTGATATGTGGTGGGAAAACCAACGCATAACGATTCATGTTTCGTTAATTGAAGAGCTTCGAAAACGCGGCTATGAGTTGCGCAATATTATAATCTGGGATCGAACTAACATTGTTAATAGCATCGGCATCTTTGGCTGGCCAAGCAATTATATAACTATGGGTGTCACTTTTGAGTATCTTCTGGATTTCTGGAAGCCACCCCAAAAAAGAGATTAATGAAGGGGATTTTATGAAATTATTTTCAAAGGATGAGTTGATTAAAGAAATCAAAGCTATTGCATCGAAGGGGTGGCATAAAAGCGTAAAACAAACGCGAGACACTCGAAATGATGGCGCTGTTGGCAACACGCTGGAAGTACTTCTTGGTATTACAGAAAATAACCTGCCAATTCCTAATGCTAGAGAATGGGAGCTTAAAGGGCAAAGGGCGCACTCTGCTTCCTTGATAACATTAAAGCACATTGAGCCGTCGCCAACGGCGGCCCGCATTGTTAGCAATATACTCTTACCAAAGTATGGTTGGCCCCATAAGCAGGCGGGATCTAAGTATCCGAAAACCGAGATGAGTTTCCGATCTACAACTAGCGCTAGCTGTTTTACAAATCGTGGATTCAAAGTGGTTGTGGATCGTGCTGAAAGAAAATTAAAGTTTGTGTTTGATTCAACAAAGGTTGATACATCAGGTATTGAAATCAAAGCATGGTTAGCATCTGTTGAGAAAAGAGCTGGCTTGGGAGCGATTTCACCTGAACCATATTGGGGTTTTGAGGACCTAAAGTACGCAATTGGCGAAAAGATAAAGAATTGTTTTTATGTTATTGCTGAGGCAAAAATTGAGGACGGGCATGAATATTTTTGTTATCAGAATCTTTTTGTTCTATCTGGTTTTTCATTTGAGAAATTCTTGTGCTGTGTAGAGGCAGGAAGTCTGCTGGTCGATTTTGACGCACGAACAGGACATAACCATGGAACAAAATTTCGGCTTAAGCAAGGCGTGTGGTCGGATCTCTATGACGATGTTAAAGAGGTATTTTGATTAGCCAATTAATGAAAGAATGAAATGAGAGAAAAATTGAAATTTCCTAAAGATCACCTTAATAAGATTATTTGCGGGGATTGTTTAGAGGTAATGAAAACAATTCCGAATGAATCAATCGATTTAATCGTAACCAGTCCACCGTATAATCTCAAGAATTCTACAGGAAATGGAATGAAAGATGGTCGCGGAGGTAAGTGGTCCAGAGCCGCATTAATTAATGGATATAGCCATCATGATGACTGTATGCCACATGATAAATATGTAGAATGGCAAATTAAATGTTTGGACGAGATGTATCGATTAATAAAAAATGATGGCGCTGTTTTTTATAATCATAAATGGCGGGTGCAAAATGGATTACTCCAAGATCGTCACGATATTGTTGCAAAATTTCCTGTTCGTCAAATAATTATTTGGAAAAGAAAGGGCGGTATTAATTTTAATGCGGGATATTTTTTGCCGACCTATGAAGTCATATATTTAATAGCGAAACCTGATTTCAAATTAGCGTCAAAAGCGAATGCTTATGGAGACGTTTGGGAGTTTACTCAAGAAATGAAGAATGGCCATCCCGCCCCGTTCCCTGTGTCTTTAATTCAAAGAATTGTTGCGTCGACAAATGCCAATATTGTTCTCGATCCATTCATGGGTTCAGGGACAACAGCTGTTGTTGCTAAGAGTCTTAAGCGCAACTATATAGGCATTGATATATCACCAGAATATTGCCATATGGCAGAAGAACGAATACGCTCAAAATATACTTCAAAGACAGCCGTTGAATGTTTGAAGTGATAAATTATAAAGGTGCCCAATGAAATCAAAGACAAAATCGGCCGAAAATTCAGTTATTGCGACGGAATCTCCAAGCGACCTTAGTTTCTTAAAGGAAGTAAAATTAGCAGACTCAATAAAAAAGCTTGAAGAGCTTATGTCGCAAAATAAAAGGTCGTTTCTTCTTGGGGCCGGTTGTAGTTTGTGCGCTGGACTTCCATTGACTACTCAATTAACGGAAGGAGTAAAGAACGACAGCAAGTTGTCGGATGCAACAAAGAATGTTCTTCAAATCATTGAGGCAAAATTTTCCGGTTCTGTCACGGCGACCATAGAAGATTATATGAGTGAGCTTGTCGATTTGTTATCAATAGCAGAGAGACGTGAAGAAGGCGGGGCGACTAACAAGAAAATAGATATCGATGGTAAAGAGTATGAAGCAAACGAGTTGAGAGAAGTTTTAAAGGACATTAAATCTTCTATCGCAAAATGTATTGATTCGAAGAAATTAAATCTTACTACGCATCGCGAATTTGTTCGTGCAGTTCATCAAATATTGAGGTCAGGGAAGGGCAATGGCGCTAATTTGGTGGATTACTTCATTCTTAACTATGACACTTTGATAGAGGATGTTTTAGCTCTTGAACGTTTATCTTATGCAGATGGTTTTAGCGGCGGAGCGACGGCATGGTGGGATGATTCTGTTTTTAAGCAAGATGGTATTCAAGCCCGTGTTCTTAAAATTCATGGTTCGATCGATTGGATGCAGTTAGAAGGGGATCCTTTACCGCGACGCATCCGCTTAAGTGGGCAGAATTTTTCAGGTGTTGATCCAAAAGATAAAGTCATAATATGGCCCGCGGCAACCAAATATCAGGAGTCGCAGAAGGATCCTTACGCGCAAATATTGGCTGTTATGAGAAATGCTTTAAGGCCCGCAGTTCATTCGGAAACTGTATTAGCTATCTGTGGATATCGTTTTGGGGATTCGCACATTAATGTCGAAATTGATCGTGCTTTACGAGAGTCCGAAGGCAGATTAACTGTGTTAATTTTTACTGAGAACGACTCTCCCATCGGCCAATTAAAATTATGGTTTAATGATGTTGCCGTTAGAGAGCAGGTTAGGATTTATGCGAAACGTGGTTTCTTTCATGGAGAAACCAGTATTACATCAGAAACTGATTTGCCATGGTGGAAATTCGAAGTTCTCGCTCGAATACTGGGAGGCGAACGATGA